TTGGATATACTGGAAATGCCCACTCACCATGTTTCTTAATAGTACCATTATGGTTAGATGGAAAATCAGCTGTAAAATCAATCCAAGAACCATCTTCATCCTCAAATCTCATTTGGTCCTGCATACCTCCAGTCACATTAGCAATAATTACTTTACCAGCTAAAATAGCTTCAGTTAATGATAGTCCCCAACCTTCATTTGATGTTAATAGAATTTGAGCATCAGAAGCATTATACAACATATTCATCTGGAATGAGTTTAATGGGTTTTGAGAAAAATAAATATTATATCTTTCATCACTACCAAATAATAATTCTCTAACTGCTTCTAAGTCTGTACCATTATCATCTACTACTTGAGTATGTAACACAAAAGCACATTTTTTAGCTTTATCCTCAGGTAACTGATCAATAAAATATTTATATGCTAACATTGTATCTGGAATTTGTTTCCTTCTAATGTTACGAGAATTAAAGAATAACATAAAATCAATCTCTTTACCTGAGAATAGATTTTTCTTAAATTCTACAAATTCATTATAATTTTCAGATTCTGGTGTGATAGGTTTGAAAATATCTTTATTCAATCCATGAGGTACATAACTGATGATTCTATCTTTAGCTACATCACCTAAAACTAGTTCATTAATATTTTTAGTTTGTTTTGAAATAGCTAATAAAGCATCACACGCTTCATAATATGGTTTATTATAATATGGTGCTGGATAATCATCCCAAATATTTAAATAAATAATAGGAATGTGTCTCCTAATTTCATTCTCCATCTGGAAAACATGAATAAAATATCTAGGATCAGTAATCAAAAATAAAGCATCAGGTTTTTCAATTTCAATTAATTGACGGACCATCATAGGATCACCATAACCATTAGATGGATATAGAGAAACAGATGAATCAATTAAACCTGTTTGATTATTAGTGTCAGCGCTTAAATCAAACCGTTTTCCTTGATCTGGATGATTTAATGCCCCACCAATATTAACCCAATTAAAATGTTGGGCGGTATTTAATACTACTTCTTTACCTACAGTAGCAATACATGAGTGTAATCTAATGTCATCACAAATGAGTAGAATCTTTTTTCTATCATTTGGTGGTAGATAACCAAATTTTTCTTTCATAAACTTTTTAATTTTCGTTTTCTATTTTTAAATTGTTGTGGTTGTGAATCTTACGGCGAAATTCTTCATCAGTAAGATATAAATGAATTGTTCGATCAGCAAGCTTTTGTAGTGAGAATTTATGCTTGACACAAGAAACTTTAAATTGTTCAAATAATTCACTCTGTACTTTGACAGAGGTTAATGTCATATCCTTTTTGATCATACCCGCTATTTGATATACATATATACGTATTCAATTTCTGTCGCATAATTTTTTATCATCTTTAAAAGGACAATAACCACAACTAGTTTTACTTGGGTTCTTAGTATATTCTTTTACTTTTATCTCTCCATCTTTATCAAAGCAATCTTCAATAAATTCATTCAATAATGTTAATGCTTTCTTGGTTTTAATTTTACCTGAGGCTGGAGTGTATGTTTGGAATCGTTTAATAACAAATTCACTTTCATACAATTTTCTTTTAACAATTAAAAATTCAACTTCAATATTCTCTTCAGGAACATTAAATTGTTTTGAATAAAAGTTTTTATAGAAAACCAATTGAAATGTTTTCATTTCATCTTTCTTTTCCTTATCACCCCAACCCCAAGTACTTGTTTTTATATCGTATATAACAAACGTGTTTGTTGTTTCGTTATACAATACGAGGTCCAAATAGCCCTTGTATATAATGTTTTTATACGCACTATTAGGCACTATAACCAACGGCACCTCAATCCCTACTAAATGCCATCCACGTTTACTAAAGTAACTACCTCTATTCTTTTTTAAGTAATCTAAAATAGCAATACCATCATCAAAAAACTCTCTCATTTCCTCAGGTGATGAGAAATGAACTTTATTGTTTCTATTGTATGCTTCTTTATATAATGAAGTAAATTTATCTTGAAATACTTCTTCTAGATTAATTTTATCAGCTGCTGTACCACTCACATCATACATTACTTTAATATAATCTTGCATAACCTCATGTATTGAAGTACCAAAGATAGTATGAATTGAATCTTGATATGGAGCTAATTTTTGTCTGTAAGTCAAATCCCACTTATGTGGACATGAAGCGTAGATTTGAAGTTGACTAAAAGATATAGACTTTTGATAACTATAGTTCACCTCATGTAATGTGTGGTTCTGGATTTCTTTTAGTATGGATGGAGTTTTCTTAGCCATTATTTCTTCCAATCGCCTCGTTCAACAATCTGAGCAATGATACCGTAATTAACAATATCCTGGTAAGTATCTTTTAATGGTTCATTATTTGCTTTATTACCCATTAATAAGTTTTTCCAGCGATTAATTTTATCATTAATACGATACCACAAACCAGTCATTGCAAACTTCACCTCATCATCATTTTGAAGTAATGTACCAGCAGCGATATTAGTCATACCATAATCTAAATGCTTTTTAGCAAACAATAAAAATTGTTCTTTAACAATTTCTTGATAAGCATTAGCAATTTGTGGGTACTCAGTCTTCAAATGTTCAATAATCTCTTTATCAGTCATGACTTTGTTTTTAATAGTTTTTTAATTTCTTTTTCTTCAATCCCCATCTTTCTAAAGATAACATCAATTTCCTGAGGTTCCAAAATTTCAACATACTCTTTAGCCTCTTTAAGAGAGCATTGATAGTATTTCTGTAAATACTCTGCTATGTCTGATTTGGGTTGTTTTGCTCCTTTAATGTACTTGGCCCATATATCTTTCTTAGGTAGAAATTCAGAGTAAATTACATAAATTTTTTCCTTTTCAGTGTATGGTATTTTTTGAACCATGTTAACTAAATCAATATATGGTTCATGCATGCTTAACACACGATGAACCATATAAGGATTGAACAATTCTTTTTCTTCATCACTAAATGAACTCCATGGAGCTTTAGTTTTAGTGACTTGTTTAACCCAATCAAAAACAGTTTTGATCATTATTTACTAGTTTCGTTATATTCAGCGTATTCGTCACGAAGTTCTTTAGGTAACATCTCTACCAATACTTTACCTGTTTTTACATCATAGAAACAAGGTACTGGAATTAGACCATCTTGTTCTGTACCTGATACGAATTTTGATACTGTACGTAAAATAACACCTTCTTGGAATACATGATTACCTTCTGGTGATGTTAGTGCTTTTGTTGCCTTGATGTCTACGTTCATGTTAGGCATTTGTCCTGTTTTACTCATTTTATTGTTTTTAATATTTGTGATATAGTTGACATTAAATTAATTTCCTTATCAATTCTAAAATTAGATTGATATTGCATCTCAGATAAGATTATTGATACTTGTCCTTCATTACCTGGAGCATATTTACTTGCTTCATCATATAAGAAGCGATACATTTCATCATAATCATTTACACCTGAATCCGCTATTATCTGTCTAATGTTATTGAATGATTTATTTGTTGGTTTAGATAATTCTTCGATTACTTTGATTTGATAAACATTAGATGTTAATACTTCTTCATTTAAAACTAATGTACCTTTCTTACTAAAGATCTGGCATGTGTTTAAAATATTCCTTAAATCAGGATAGAATCTATTAACAGTAGTTTTTAAATCAGATAATTCAAAAGTAACATTTTCTTGAGTCAAGATATTAGCTACATGTTTAGCTACATCTGTTTTACTTGGTGGAACTAATTTTAATACTTTACATCTAGATTGTAATGGTAAAATAATACGTTCCACATAGTTACAAGTCAATATAAATCTAGTTGATCTAGAAAACGTCTCAATAATATTTCGAAGACTAGCTTGAGCGTTAATTGTTAAAAAATCAGCTTCATCTAAAATAACTACTTTAAGTGGTCTGAATGAAGCAGCAGATGCAAAACCTTGAACTTTATCCCTAATTGTATCAACACCACGTTCATCAGAAGCATTAATGTATATGTGATCACAATCTAAGTTATTAACAATAATTTTTGCTAATGTGGTTTTACCAGTACCTGCAGGTCCATAAAACAAAAAGTGGTTAATATCATTTTGTGCTAAATAACTGTCAATAATAGATTTAACATCTTCATTACCAACATAATTTTCTAATGTATCAGGGCGATATTTTTCAACCCATAGGGTATGTTCTTTTTTAAAACTCATAATCTCCGTAAATTGAATATTTTTTAGGTTGTGGTGGTTCTACATTTTCAGTAGTAATAGCAAATAATTTACCATTCATTGGTTCTAATCTATATGCTATAGGTTTAACTGTACTTTTAATATAGTAATCATTTAATGTATCAGTTAATGAGGGGTGAATTTCTTCACCCCCAATTAACTTCCATTGATCGCCTGGTGGAACTCTTTCAGCAATCAGAATGTTTTTTTCAGCTTCCATTACGGTCTAAAATTAAAACATTCCTCCCATATTGCCAAACCCTGGGTCAGCAGATTTTGTTTCTTCTGGTTTGTCTACAACTACTGCTTCTGTTAATAGAATAGTACCTGCTACTGAAGCTGCGTTTTCTAAAGCTGCGCGTGTAACTTTCAGTGGATCAATGATACCTGCTTCTTTCATGTTAACAACTCCATCAGTTTTTAGATTATAACCATCCCAATATTCTCCAGTAAGTATTTCATTGATGATACTATACATTTTTTCAGGTTCATAACCGGCGTTAGATAAAATTTTCTTAAATGGAGAAGCACAAACATCATAAACAATTTGAGATCCAATACTACCATCATGTTCAAAACAATCACGAGCTTGTAATAAAGCTGTACCACCACCAGGAACAATACCTTCTTCAATAGCAGCTTTAGTTGCATGGAGTGCATCATCTACTCGAT